CCGTCTCGATGAGTTTGTCGGCTCGCTGATAGCCTGCGAGCTCATTCTCATGGGCCTTGATCTTGGTATCACGCTCCGTGAGTTCCGTCTGGTGAGTCGTCTTCGCCTTCGTGAGCGCATTCTCGATGATCTTCGTGACCCGAGAGTACGGGATGCGGTTGTCCTTGCCCGTCTCCGGGGCCTTGATGCCCGCCTCTTCCATCAGCTTGGCAACTTCGGAGGGCTCGTCCTTCTTCGACTTGTCGTCTACTTTGGTCTCGACCTTCGTTTCGACTTTGGTGTCGCCAGCCGGAGTCTCGACTACGGGCTTCTCGTCTACGACGGTCTCGACAGGCGCTTCCGTACCGGCTGTCTCAATGACTTCAGAGGATTCGCTGCCTCCGCCCTCGTCGCCAAAGACACCTTCACTGCGAGCCGTATCTACGGCTCCTTGAATCACATCAATCAGATCACCGGGCATAACCTTCTCCTTAACGCGGAGGGACGAATGTCCTCCAACACCGAACTATACGAATCTCTGTGTGTGCTTCGATTTGTCTGAGCCCCGACCGGGAATATGTGTGACGACATTTGAGAAGCCCCGCTTCTGCGCTTCCCGTTTCATCTCGGACTTCGACGTGAAGCGTTGAGGCGTGCCATCCGGATGACAGAGGCCATTCTTGACCGTGACATCGCACTCATCCCCATGGACTGACGACGAGTGCGAGCCTGCAATCCACGCCCGCTCCATCGTCCCCATACAGAGACCCGTTGGCGTCTGATTGCCACAGGGGAACGTCTTTTCTTCTGCGGGTGCAATGTGGTCATACTCGATACGCCCGCAGGCATCGCAGCGATAATCGAAGTTTTTGAGCATTACTGGTCCTTACTCTGGCTGTAGCCGTTTTTGGCGTTATGCCCTTTGACCGTGAAGCTCGGAGCCGACCACAGCCGCTCCATCGTCTGCCCACAGTGCCCACACGTCATCTTGGTACGCTGTGCTTCTTCCCAGTTCTTAAACCACCATGACTGCACGCTTCCACAGCCAGAGCAGTGGTAATCCCAATGCGGCATGTTAGGACCCTCCAGGGCCGATATCGCGGCCCCGCTTGGCGACTTTATCAGCAAGGTGCCAGTCAGGGTGTGCCCCATCGGTGGGGTGTGGCTGACCAGCAGGAGCAGCCGGAGGAGCCGGAGGAGCCCCACCGGGAGGAAGCGGCGGAGCACCCCCGGCACCGGGAGCACCCTGCGGTGCTGGCGGTTTCGGCGGAGCGACGGAACTCATGAGAAGCTGCTTGGCCTCTTCAATCTCTTCGGCCGACGGGGCCATGCCCGCCTTCTTCAAGATCGCAAAGACCACCGGGTTGATGATGTCGTCTTTGCTGGAGAAGCGGTACGAGATGTTCGGCTGGTCAGGCGGCTTGCCTTGCGGCTTAATCATGACTTCGGCCGGGTCGATCCCCGAGAGCTCGGCCATCTTGGCGATGATGGGTTCTGGATTGACGAAGCCTGATTTCGCTGTCAAGTTGAGGAACTGCGTGTACCGCTGTAACTGCGCCTGCGTATCGAGAACGATGGTCGAGTCCGGCCGGATCTTGAGGACGAGGTCATGGATGATGTGCTTGTTATCCCATGCCTTCTGCATCGCGGCCTTCTCGTCCCCCGTCAAGACCGGAAAGTCCGAGTGCAGAACCATGAGGCCCGCGAGCACCTGACAGATCGAGAGGAAGAAGTACGCGACTCGACTCCGCTCCTGCCCAATACGAGTGGCGAAGTTCTGCTGCTGGAGTTGCGACTGCCCCGTACTCTTCTTACCCGTGGAGGCGGCTCCAAGTTGGTCAGGGCCAATCTGCCAGAGCTCCATGAGGTCTTGCTTCGTCATCGAGTCAAAGGTGAAGTCTTCGGCCGGATACGATGCTCGGGCGATCTCCCCGATGCCGTTGTTGCCATTCCCGTTGAACGGGATGAAGCCCTGAATGGTGCCCCGCATCAGGTTGGCTTGAATGAGCGGGTCGACACGATTGACGTCGAACCACCGGAGCGGCATCGACCGGCGTCGATTCGCAAACATCTGGTTCCGTGAACGCCGAAGATCGTTGACTTGAGGACGACCGGCTGCGGAGTCTGACGGCGGGATCGGATTGTCCGTGATATAAGTCAGCGTGAGGAAGCGAATCGGGAAGACCGTCGCTCCGATGTACTGCCGGGTCTTCTCATCGAGCTCCTGACCATCCCACGGCTCGTGGATGACCGGGTCTTTCTTCCCCTCAACAAAGACGACCTTCCAGATAGCGTTGAAGTTCTTCTCGTCGCTGTCGAAGCGGTAGCGCCAGTAGTAGATTTCATCAAACTTGACGCCCTTAGTCTCTAGGAGGCCACTCTGCTCGGCATCCGTTCGCAGTTCATCAGCGGAAGGTTTGTCGTACCCTGAGAGGAGGTTATCCTTGTCCTCTTCTGAGAGCTTGAATTCAGCCTTAGCCACCGACCACGGGAGACGGCCCGTCCGTCCTACCCAGTCGCCATCATCAAAGCACGACCCCGTGAAGTCTGACGGCACCAACAGGTCAACCGGCGAGATCCGGGTGACATAGAATTTGTCACTCACTTTCCGGTTGACCGACTGCTTCGGGAGGATGCCTGCATCCATGAGCGCGTGCTGCTGGTCCTCCGTCATCGCCTTCACGGGGATGGGGCCTTTGGGGCTCTGCCACACTTCGACGGAAGGCACATCAACCATGTCGAAGCGAGCCGCATAGCCTACGATGGCCCCCGCGATACCGGCCGCATTCACGACATCGTTGAGGGCCTCTTCCATGGCGACGGCAACGTGGGCACGCTTCTCCCCAATCTCATAATTCATCTGCTTCATGAACGGGGAGACCGCAGGCGCATACTGGAGGTTTTCGTGGGTGCCCTGGACGGTCGGTACCTGCGAGAAAAGGTTAGCGGTTTTCGTCTTCGTGAGTGCCCAGTCCGGGTTGATTTCTGTTTGGAGGTCATCATCATCGAGGTCGAGGCCACCCGTGTACATCGTGGCAATCTTCCCCATGCGGAGCTCGACGTTGCGCTTCCACTCCTGGAAGTGGTCCTTCCGCATCCGTTTCGAAGACTCACGGCCCCCATCAATGACTTTGACGATCTTAGCGTTCTTGTCTTTGGGGTCGGTCTTCTCAGGTTTCTCAACTGTCGAGTCCTTCGGCGGGGCATCCTGCGACGGGACAGGCGTGTCTTCGATTGGGGTCTGTGCGTCAGCCATAGCGGGTATCTCTAGTCTAACACGTTAATAGGCACGGATCTTGCGCTTCGGCTGCATCCACTTCGGGATGGCGGGCCGAATAGGGTCGTGGCTTGGCGGAGCCTGCCCCATACAGAAGTACGCCGTAGCGACGACCCAATGGTCGTTCCCATCAGCCATCTTGCGTGGGTCATCTGGGTCCATCTTCATCGTCGGGATTGTCTTAATGAGGTTCGGGCAGGCGTACTCCACGATTTGAAGCTGCGGTTTCTCATCGATGATCGTGTTCAGATACTCGTGGATGGAGTAGCCGAAGAGCACACGGTCATTGATCGAGGCCGTCACGGGAACGCCATTCCGCTCGAAGATGTCGCCAATCGAATACTCCTGGCCCTCTTTGAAGTGCATCGTGGGGTCGCAGAAGGACTCCGCAATATGCAGGCCCTCAGACTCCTCTCGGATCTCCTTAGCGACGTCACCCGCTAGTGTCTTGTGCCAGTGCCGCTCTTTAAAGGCGATGGCCCGCTTATTCGGCAACACAGCGAACCACAAACAGACGGCCGGGTCCGGGAAGTAGCCCCAGTCGATAGCCCGATACACGTTGATCCACGGAATGCTTGTAATGGGCCTGTTGTCCAAGGTGGGCAACACTGGGATGACGTGCCACGGGTACTGCTTCTTCGTGTCGGGGTCTCGGAGCGTCTTTCGGAAGTCGGTAAAGTAGGTCCCTTGTACGACAAACTCACCGTCAAGCCACGCTTTCCGGACATGCTCCGGGAGGTTGCCGAGTCGCGCCTTGTAGCGAGCCTGATTGATGAACTTGTTCTCTTCGAAGGCCCAGAACCGATCCTCGAAGTCTTTCGGGTTGTAGTCGGGATACTCGGCTAAGTCAACTTCATGTGTGATGAACCACTGCTGCATCCACTCGGCACCGGGGCCAAGGGGATTACTCGACGCTCTGATGACTTCGACGTAGCCACTCCCTTCGGGGGCTCGTGCTGACGCTGAGAACAAGAGGAACTGCTGGAGCGAGAACGTCGATAACTCGTCAAAGCCGATGAAGCCATACTCAGCCGACAGAAGGTCGAGGAGGTCTTTCTCATTCTCACAGTGCGTAAAGACGAGCGTCGAGTCTTCCCCACCCGGATGCGGGAAGGTCGCCCTGAACGATGTCTGG